AATAAAGTTTCTGTCTCGTTTAAACGAGAGATTAGCAAATCAGCAAATCTTGTGTCAACCATTATTATCGCCTTTTAATAATTGATCTGCGATTCTACTTCCAATCTCTGCGCCTTTTGTTTCTTGATCTGCTGAAATTTTTTGTTCTTTTACATTTAAGTCAGCTTGTCTTTCAGCAATCTTAGCACCAATTTTAGCACCTTCTATTCTTTCATTAGTTTCAATTTTTAATCTTTCTAACTCATTTCTCATTTCTTCTTTTTTAGCATCAAGCAATAATTTAGCTTGATCAGTTTGAGCTTTAGATTGTGCTTTTTGTTTTTCTATTTCTATTTCTTCTCTTTGCATTTGAACTACAGGATCTTGCATAGCTTGTTCATTCATTTGTTGTTGCTGTTCTTGTTGTTGCTTACCAAGTAATTGTTCAGATGCTTCAGCTATTAGTGCTGATAATCTATTTTCTATTTCAGGAGGTAACTCCATACCTAATGGAGGTAACTCAATACCTAGCTCTTGTTCTATTTCCTTACGATACTTAAATGCTAAGTGTTCTGTTATATGAGCTTGGAATGCACCTTGTATTGATTGTGCCATTGGAGATGATTCCATCATTTGTATCATTTCAGGATCTTGCATTATTGTCATATGTGCTTTGATATGAGCATCATGATCTTGATACTCAAATGCTTTAACTGGTTTACCATTAAGTATATCCATATTCTCTTGAACTGGATCTTTAGGTTTAATTTCATCAGTCATTGGCACTATTTGTTCTACATCATTTATACCTAATACCTCTAACATTTGCCTATGTAAAGTAGGCATATCATATAACTGTGGTGCTTGTGCAGAAAGTTGTAGTGCTGATTGATACTGCATTATTCTTTGCCCCATAGTAGCAGCATTTGGATTAGAAACAGGTATTACATCTACTCTTTCATCAAAATCTTGTTCTAAGCTATCCTTTTCATCACCATCTAATTCATATGGATATGATGTAGGACCGAAGTCTTTAATTACATTTACCAATATAGATAATTCTTTTTTCAATGATGCATGAAGTCTAGATTGTATTGCAGACATTACCTTCATATTCTTTTCTAGGATAGCTAAAGTAGTTCCTACTGGTGCTTGTGAGTTCATATCTGATGCTTTCACATCAGTAATAGCAGCAAACCTTCTACCTTCTTCAACTATATTGCCTAATAACTGAAATAATGTAGGCGATGGCTCTTTATGTGGCAAGAATGAAATATTTTCTCTGATTGTTCCACCCGGAACGTCTACATCTCTAAATTCACCGGGCATAATAGGTGTATCATCACCTTTAACTCTCATTCCTCTAGTTTTTAAGCCACCGGGTAAGTTAGCAAGTGTTCCTGCATCAACTAATTGTCTTAACAAGCTTGTTGCAGACTTAACTAAGCCACCGATTAGGTGTATTAAGCCTAAACCATAGAATCCTAAACCGGGTAAATACTCATAATGAACAAAATGATCTCTTCTCATGTGTTCTTCATCATCTTCAAACCAATTTCTTCGTATAGAAAGGATTGCTGAGGTATCTCTATCTACAGTAACCACATAAGGCAGTGCAATACCTGTAGCTTCTCCATCTTTTTCATCTTCAAAGCCATCTAAGTCTAGTTCTACATGCATTTCAAGCAAAGTGTGAACAGAATCTCCTGATAAATATGTTCCACCTGAGCTAGATTTAGAAATTTTATCTCCAGTTAGGTCTCCATACTTCTCTCTTACATCATCTAAGTCTAAATCATAACTAATTAACTCAATATCACGATAAAAACCATTGACTTGTAGTTTTCTAATCTCATTTTTGCTTTTTCTCATTACATGAGTAAGCCTTGTTACTGATGTTATGTCTGTAGCACCATTATAAACAACCATATCCTCTGATGGGATAAACATTGCACAAGGTCTTTGCATAGATTGATCATAATAAATCTTTTTAAATGCGCTTCCTGCTAAAGGAAGAGAAAATAAAAGCCTTTCCATCTCGCTTCTGTACTCTGTCATGCGATCAGTAAGCAAATAATTCATATAATCTTGAATTCTGTGTGATTGTTTTTCTTTTTCTGGAGTAATTTTGCCTACAATTTTAGTTTTTGCAGGTCCTGATGCAGGAAATATCTCTGTAATTGCTTGAGATTGGAATCGTACTACTGCTTCAGACAGTAAAGGATGATGAACACCGCAAGCTCCGGGCCATGGTGTTGTGCGATCCTCAGCTTTTAGACCAAGTTGCTCTAAACCTTTCATGTAAGACTTTTCCCAATCCTTACGAGAAGATTTATCACTTTCATATGCACTAACTAACTCAGTACCTAATGCAGATAAAACATCTTCATCTACAAATTCAGCTAAGTTTGAACCAAATTCTTCTTCTTGATTCATAGAATCTGGATCAAAATCAATCAGCAGTCCACCATCTTCAGTTTCAATAGCAACTGAATCTGGATTCTCAATGCTAATTTCTACTGTTTCTTCATTGTCTTTCATGCGTTGTTGCATGTCTGACATTTCTAAACCTGTAAGTGCTTTATCAACAGCCATATATTTTCCTGTAGAATGTTATAGTGTAAACAACTTAGTAATAGTTGGCAATAACTGGTACATCACTACCCATTTCTTCATCATGATCAAGTGAAATAAATCCACCTTGCCTAAACCTTAACAAAGCTTGTGTAGCTGAGTCTACCAAATCATCATGATCTCCAACAGGAAAAGCTGCAAATTGTTCTACAACTTCTTCTGCCCATCTAGTTTGAGGACACCATACTACACCTGATGCAAAAAAATCAGAAACAGCATTAACTCTTGATATTTTATCATTGCCACGAGTCGGAGTGTACTCAGTTACTAAGATCCCTGCCCTTCTTAGCTCTTGTACTAATGGAGCACCAGCTGCTTTTGCTTCTATAACACAACTGTCTGGATTCCAATATTTATACATCTCTAAAGCTCTTGCCTTCAACTCAGGAAACTCTAATCGTTCTTGTATTGCATCAAGCAATATAATCTGAGGTGCTGAATACCCTTCTTCATTATCAGCATAAAAAACACCCCATGTTGTGCAAGCTGAATAGTCTGCTTGTTCATGTTTTAAAAATGCTGTATCCCATGATTGAATAATAAAAGAAACAGCAGGAGGGTTATTGTGTTCCCATTTTTTCCACCACTCACGCTTGATTATTGCGCTTTCTTCTGATGTAGGTTTCTGTTGATACTGAGCTTCCCACTTACTAATAGGCAGTGTTGCTTTGATCTTTTCTAGTTCTTCTATGGGCCAAAATTCTTGCCAAAGACTATTGCCAGATGGTAAAATAGCAGGGAATTCAATGACTTCCCACTCATCCGAACCTTCGCGCATGAGACTGTCACGCATAATGTGACCACATAAGTCTTTCATGCTCCAGCGAGTCATTACGATGATGATTGCACCACCGGGTTGTAAACGCTGTCTGGGACCCGATGTAAACCAATCGAATGTGCTGTCAAAGATTTTAGGATCAGCTTGCTGTCCCTGCTGTTCGGAATGAGGATCATCAATAACAAGTAGATCCGCACCACGACCAGTTACTGCACCACCGACACCAACTGAGAAGTATTCACCACCACCAGACACATCGAAACGACCAGCTGCTTTTGAGTCTGCTGTAAGAGACACTTTAGGAAATAGATTAGTAAACTCTTCACTTCCAATCAGGTTTCTCACCATACGACCAAAACGCAAGGCAAGTTCGGCAGTGTGAGATGCCATAATGATCTTCTTCTCAGGAGAACGTCCCATAATCCACGCAGGGAGCAACCACGAGGTTAATTGAGACTTACCCATACGAGGGGGCATGTTTATCATAAGTCTCTTTAAATCGCCTTTAGCGACTCTCTCAAACGCATCAGCCATCTTCTCATGATGTCTACCACATATAAATGGTTCCCAAACCTCTTTAGCGAAAGCTAAAAAGGAATCATGCGTTTTTTCTCGTCTAACCTCAGTCTCCAATGCAGATAACATAGAAGATATCTCATCTCTTTCAGTACCAGATAGATTAGCCATGACATCAGGTGTCAACTTCTTTTTTATCTCATTGTATTTATCAGAAACTAACATGGGGTTTACAACATGCTCGTTTTTTTTGGTATAAAATTTTTCATAAAATATTGTCAACTCTTTTTTTCAAAACAAAGGGGTAGGTATGTGTAAACCCATTGTTCATCAAATCATAAATTAACCTGCCTGTTTATTTGAATTCATATATATGTGTACATGTGGGACTCCGCGCCTGCGCACAGGGGGGTGCAGGGGTGCATAATGCCTGCCTACATATACACGCATACCTCAGGACTCAATTAATTTGTTTAAACGCTCTATGATCACCTCAGGAGGCTCACGCTTCTCGCTGATGACATGCGCTTGATCTACATACAAGCGTGATACTTTGCCTGCATAATGCTCGGCTTGTATCGCGCTACCATATTGTCCTGCATTCTCAGCCTTTTGGGACAAGTCCTGCATGCGAGTGACATGATGCGCGAGAGATACACGTTGTTCGCGCTCGATCTCTTTTGAGACACGCTGTATTTCCTGCTGAATGTCAGGTTTTTTCATGAGCTTATACGCTGTATCTGATGTACTCACACTATCCGCATAACCTGCCTCAATTGCACTCATACGCTGTGACATACCCTGCGCTACATGCCTACAAAACATGCGTTGTCTAACCGATAAATTACTAGCGGATTTGCTCATGATTACACCCCATAAAAGCTGTTTAAACAAAAAATATTACCCATAGGGTAAAAAGGTTATATCAACCCAATTTGAAAATAAAGGTTGACATGGTTTAAACGATGCATTAATTTGTAGTGACTTTTCGCAACTAGCTCAATGGAGGGCAAAAACATGAAAACAATGACTGACCTATTGAATGACGAACTTGATTCGATAATGGCACACTGCATGGAAGTGTGTGATTCGGATTCGTTCGATGACGTAGCACTTGTGGGATCACCTGACTTGCATGACTCACATGTACTTGCATGGCATGGTGATTTGTCTACAGATATGGACGATGACGAACTTACTGGACCTGAATGGTCATGGGCTATAAGGCATCAAGCAAGGAACGGATCGGCTTCGCTTGATCGTGTACATAACTCACATGTGCTCAAACATGCATGGATGAACAAAGATCGAAACTGGTGGAAAACTTGGTAATAAATTGGTTGTTTATAACACCCTGAATGTAATGAAGGGTGTTTAAACTACCACTACAATCGCAACTGGCTCTGGAGGGCTGAATTATGGAAACAAAATATCATCAACGAGAAACATGGCTT